TCAACAGCCGCATCAAGCGGTAAACAGGAGGAATGAGCAATGTCTGAAATGGGATTTACCCCGAACTTCATCGCAAGCGGCGATATCAACCCGTTCCGCTTCGTAGAGATCGCTACATCGACGGCGTTTACGGGCGCACAGGCCAACGCTGCTTCGGACAACGTGCTTGGTGTCACGGATGGCAGCGTCAAGGTGTTTTCGTCATCCCTGCACGCTGCGGCGGGCGATCCGATCACCCTTCAGCCGTCGAACACGGTGCAGGTTGAGGCGGGTGCGGCAATCAGCACCATCGGTACGCTCCTGACTTCGGATTCGGTTGGTCGGGCCGTGACTGGTGCATCTACTAACGTGTGCTACTACATGGCACTTGAAACTGCTGGCGCAGCGGGCGACATCATCCGTGCGTTCCGCTTCGGCACTCGCGTTGTCTAAAGCCATTACCTACAAGGAGGAAACACAATGGCATTCTCTGTTGTCGGTGGTGGACTTTCGACGTACGTCCCGTCCACCAATGATCTTGCAACGGGCGCGCTTCAGGTGGAGTTCACCCGAAGCGTCAACTCGTTTGCTATCTCGCGCTATGCGCAGATCGTCCCCGTCACCAAGATGACGGGTTACTACTTGCGGCAGGACACGAATGACAACATTCGTCTTCAGGCCACCACCAACGAATTCGCTTGGCCGCTCGGCAACGACCGACCCACGGGCAAGCAGAATGCGTTTGACTTCTTCCAGTACGCTACGCAGCGGTTCGCGTTCCCCTTCTACATCCCGCAGGAGACTACGACGCAGGCCGCGTGGGATGTCGTGGCGCAGCACGCTCGCAGCAAGGCGCAGTTGGCGATGACGGCCCGTACGCAGCGTGCGGCTACCGTTCTCACCACCACGGGCAACTGGGGCAGCAACTTCGTTGCGAACCCCACGGCTTCCCCCATCTCGGCGGCTTCGTACTGGAACGGAAGCACGATTGCGAACGCATCCATTCAGACTTCCATTCAGGCTGTCATGCGTCAGATCAGCCTGTCCACGGGTGGTGCGGTGTCCCCGAACCAACTCATCATGGTCATTTCCCCGACCGTGGCGAACGCGATTTCGCAGTCTCCGGAAGTTCGTGAGTACGTCCGCAACTACCCCGCCGCCCTTTCGTTCCTTCAGGGGTCGGATACGTTCTCGCGGTGGGGCATCCCGCCGACCCTGTTCGGGCTTGGCGATGTCGTGGTGGATGATTCGGTCAAGAACACCAGCAAGAAGGGCAACTCCACCCAAACCAACTCGTACATCTACGGCGAGTCGGCGGTGTTCGTGTCGCGTCCGGGTGGGCTGGTCGGGGTGGAGGGCGCAACGTCCTTCAGCACGCTCCAGATGTTCGCCTACGAGGACATGACCGTGGAGCAGTTCAACGACCCGATGAACCGCCGCATTGAGGGGCGCGTGATCGACAACTCGGTGCCCACGCTGGTGGCTCCGGTTAGCGGGTATCTGATTGAGGACGTTCTGAACTGATAGGTGAAGCAGCGGACAACGGGTGGGGGGGGCTTCGGCCCCCCCTCCCCGGCTTCTGAAAGGCGGCACGATGGCATACGCTGATTACGCCGACCTAGAGGCTGCGCTGGATCAGAACATCATCGCGCAGTTGTGTGGCGACGCGGGCACGCCGATGCCGGGGCCGAACCCGATGACCACGCACGCGCTGGACCGGGCGACGGCCATTATCCGGTCCTATGTCCGGGTCGGCAACATTTACACGGACGCGGAACTGGCTGCGCTTGACGCGGCCAACGATCCGTTGCTGGTCACGATGGCAGTAGACCTTGCGACGGAGTTCCTGTTTCAGCGGCGCGGGTCGAAGTTGACTCCCGCGATTGAACAGCGAATCAAGCAGACGTATTCCATGCTGGAGGGACTGCGGGACGGCAAGATGCTGTTCGGCTCCGTGGGGGCGAATGCGGACGCGGGTACGCCCGTGGTCAAGGCGGTTGGGTCCGCCGTGACCGGGTGGTACAACCAAGTGTCTAACTCGCAATTCTTCCCGCCCCGCCGACCCACGGCTTATCCGTGAACTGGCGCAGCCGGGTGCGGCAGGCGTTGCGCGACCCGTCCGTGGCGGCGGGCATCGCGCAAATTGTCGCGTACTACATGAAGGAACACATCGACCGTTCGGAGGGTCGCGGCGCGGGCGGGCAGGCGGTCGCCTACGCCCCGCTGAAGCCCCTGTACGGCGAGTTCTGGACAAACAAGCCCGTGAAGGGCGGTACGGTGGTCAAGACCCGCCAAACGGCTTCAGGCCGCACGGAATACCTTGTGCGCGTTCCGGGCTACCGGAATGGGCAACAGCCCCTCCGGGACACCGGGCTGCTCTACGGCAGTCTGACGGCCACCGGGAAGGCAAGCGGCAGCAGCATCAAGGTGACCCTGCGCGGCCCGAAGTACGCCCTGTATCAAGACAAGGGGCTTACGACCAAGCGCACCAACTACATCCCCCTCACCCTTGCGGCCAAGCGCGGCCACGGCACGGGCAACGATCCCGGCAAGGAAGGGTTCACGGAGGGGCGCGACTACTTGCTGGCACGGCGGGGTGTGAAGGTGCCAGCGCGACCGTTCCTTCTTCCGACGCGTGAAGAAATGACCGCAGTTGGAAAGAGCATCTATCTCGGACTACGATCCATCCTCAAGAGGACTTGACCTATGCCTATTGCCCTATACGTCCCCGGACCCACGATCATCTCCGTTGATACGGCCAACAGCGGCACGTACACGGAACTTGGTCGGTCGGACAACGACAACCTGCCGTCCATCTCGTTCACCGACCATCGCCACGAAGTCAAGACGGTTTCCAGCGGCGCGGTGCCGGAGGAAATCGTAATGCAGAACACCGAAGCCATCGTGACTTGCGCGCTGGTGAAGTGGGATGCGGATGTCCTGACCAACCTGCTAGCGGACAACCGTGGCAATGCCTTCACCCCGGTTGTGGGGCGGCAGTTGGTGAGCAGCAACGGCTTCTTCGGTCTGCGTATTCGGTCGGTGGCAAACGGCAATCTCGCCTACACCTTTACCCACGCCTTCCTGCGTTCGGACGGCGTTTCGGATTCTCAATGGGGCAACCGCGAGCGCGTGCTTGCGCTGAACTTCCATTGCATCCCGAACCCCTCCACGAACCTTCTTTACGCCTACGCGACGGTTTCCTAATGCCCATCGAACTGACCGAAAACGACGATCCCATGCTGTTCGCCGTGTCGCTCCCCAACGGGCGACTGGTGTTCCAGTTCAACGAAGTGACCGCGACGCTTCAGGCGATGAACGGCGGGCAGAACCCCGGCGTGCCGGAACTTGCCCGCGCCATGCGCGAGGCGAGCCGCACGGCAGACGTAGCGAAGGACGCGACGGACGCGCAGTTGTTCGCCGCGTATGCGCGTGCAGCGCAGAGGGTGGAGCAGGCGGGAAACGGCTGAAGGCGGTAGCCCGGTTCGTAAGCGTCTACGGGCGACCGCCGACAGAGTTCGACAAGGACACGGCGATGGGCCTCATGGCGAACATCCCCGCAGTCGAAGCAGCGCAGGCACTTGTGTTTGCCCGCGCCATTTCGATTGCCTTTGGTGATGGGAAGCAGATGGCATCGACGGTGTACGCCGCGACGGGCAGCAGTCGGCTGGCGCAGAAGATTGAGATTGATTCCATGAGGCAGGCGCGATGACGAACACGGGCGAAATCCTGTTTGAAATGCGCGACCGACTCGCGGAGTGGATGCAGGAGCGCGGCTACGGATCGAATGTCTACATCGTGGAAGCCCCGATTGATGACATGGTGGGTACGTACGCCATACAAATTGTTCCCGGCCCGGATACGGCAGCGCACCCGAACAGCGGCGTAGGGCTGATTCGGACGAGCGTAGACATGGTGGTGTGGTGGCGCGGCATGGCCGACCCGGTGATGCGCGGCACGTATCGAATCGCAGGAGGCGAAGGCATCCAGCAGTTCGCGGATGTCCTGCGCGAATGGCTGGTGCAACGCACCTTCGATGGTCGCATGGTGGTGCCGATGACGTTCCGCAACGGCGGCACGGTGCAGGCGGTGCCGGAACTGGAGGGATGGCTGACCCTGAAGGACACCTACGAGTTCGGCTATGAGATGGATTGGGAGGTGAAGTAGCCGTGGAGGATCTAGGAACAATCAGCATCAACATCCGCGAACTTGGCGGCGGGGGCGGAGCGGGTAGCGGCAACGTCGGCGGTGGTCCGGGCGGCGGTGGTGGCGGCTTTCAGACGAGCATG